AATAATAATGTCGCTCGCTGATATGCAGTGCCTATAGTTGGTACATAGGGAACATTCTCCCAGGCTATCGGTAGCGTTGGTGTTATTGCATTGAGCGCCGTTTCTAGCGCTGCTCTAATCGCTACTACGCTCATGTGCTACCTGATTAACAATACTGCCAAATTCTGTAACAGTTAAGCCCACCATTCCGCCTGGAGATTGTGTTGACCATCCGTCTTCAAGGCGTATTGAATATGGCAAGTTATTAACGATATAATGCAAATCTCCCAGCCTTCCTGCCATTGCACCTTGCTCAATCCTTGCTTCCGCGTTGTTCTCTGTGCTATCAATCGTAGTCAATGGATAGCTATTTAAACCATGTTGCCAATTAGCCCTAAATGCGCCGCCTACGTAACCATCAGGAGCCGATAAAGGATTCTGCCATAGCGAAGGATTACCGACCGGCGATTTTTCAACAAGCCTCTCGCCCATATTGGTAACTACTTTAATAACCACCATATTAATGCGCCGCTTGTATTTCTCAGTGATCCTTGCTAAGTCGTCCGAAAAGCTCATCGTCTTAAATTACATTCAATCAAAACAGGAATATCAGCCGGTGAAGTAACGGCAACGGATGTAATTGTAAAACTTATTCCATTGGCTAAAACCTTGTCACCAATTTGCGGCTCTGTTATGCCTATTGGCGATAAAATTAGCTTGTTATCGCCTTTTTGGATTAATGTGCCGTCTATTTCACTATCTGATCTAGGAAAGATAACCGCTTTACCGGTTTCTTCTGCGCGGGTAATGCTTGACTCTCCCGTAGCTGGATCATAAGCGCCAACTGTACGCCCTGTTATGATTACCGATTGCCCAAACTCGTTTAAAATATCCTGGCTAGTTGCTGCCATTTCGGTATAGAAACTCATCGTGCTAACCTCGTGTGAGCGTAGCCGATTGAACATAGATAAACAGATAGCAATGAATCGATGAAAATGTAACGTTTTCTTTGTGAACTATTACGATCATAGCTTACAGATAAAGGCCCAACAGATTTTGCAATAACAGACTGGCTTAAATCATCAAGCAATTGGCCTGATAAACTTTTTAACGCAAATTCGGCACATGCTTTTTTAACCTCTTCTGGTATATCGTCAACATCAACATTAAGAACGCCGCCTCTGGGCCAATCTAGTGATTGAGTGATCTTTACGCGGTCGCCCACCCATCGAAAGCGGTACTCAGAAACCATGTAATCAGTAGCTTTTCTGAGCGCCTCTTCCATTTCTGCAACTGTTAAATCAGCCCATACAGCATTACCGCGTGCAGCATGATAGGTACGTGCATAGATAGTACTAATGTACGATTCCGCATTTGATAAGCCCGTACCATCTTCAACAATAAGCGCCATTTTAAGATGGAACCACCGAAGTTATCGTTTCCCATGCGGTTCCGTTATAAACGCATAATTTTGCAAGTGTCGTATTAAAAACGACCATGCCCGCTTCAAGATTCACAATAGCTGCGGCTCCTTCCGTTGCCATGCGTGGCGGGATAAAAGCTTTTTCTGTGGTTGTTAAATCTAGTGCAGCAGAAACATTGACAGATTCTAAAGTTTCGTCATGAACCTGATAATCAATATCTTCATCAATTGTTTCAATGATTACTTGACGCGCCCTAGCAAATGGCCCAACAGCCTTGCTTGAATCAACATAGGTCTCATTGCATAAGCCGCCATTAGCATCAACAAAGCAAACTCTTGACGGCCCGGTTAAGGTAATCTTTTGACCGGGCCTTAAGGTTTCAGATGTTCTACGCTCTTTCTGAACGTGTGACATATTAACCGCCTAACAATACAGCGGTGTGTTCGGGCTTGATATTCTTAACGCCCCAGGCACAACTTATTTCATACTGCATTTGTCTATATTGTGGATACATTGCAACTTCAAAACTCAATCCGCTTCGTGGATCGGTTATTGTCGTTCTATCAATCGCCAAATCGCCGCCATCTGGCAAAGCGGGCAAGCGTTGTGCTAATACGATTGCAGAGCGAGCAAAACCCATATTGCGAGTAGAAACAGCCACTACTGTAATAGCTCTAGTAGCAACACCCTGGGCTAAACGTAAACCTGGAGCGGCAAGTGTAATTGTGTCGCCTGATGCGGGGTTTGCTCCGGCAAAGGTAGCAGATGCAACAATGTACTTGTTGGTATCATTAGCAAAGGTAATAACATCACCAGCGCTTACTGTTCCTGTTCCCGCTGTTGCCAATGGAATAACAGTTTGCCCAACAGTAAAGGCAGCACTTGTGGAAGTTGCCGATGCCATTGTGCCGGATGCGGGGCGCGTTACTTGTGCAGATTCACGCAGTGCAAAGCCGTGAATATCAAGCAAAACACCTTGACGTAACAAGGTAGAGTCATTAGCTTCATTGACTTTAGTAAGTTGCGCTAACGTGCGAACTGCCGCACCTGCACTGGTTGAAACTACTAATTGCAAATCAGATAGCGGAGCGCCATTATCAGATAGAATCTTTCTAACTTGCGCGGGGTCGCCTAATGTTGATGCAAATGGTTCTGTAGTAGCTGTACCATACGCTCTTGATGCGGTAGTGGCCAAAGCCGCTAAATCTGCTTCGATTTCGTTTGTAAGAGTGCGCATGGCTTGGGCAAACTGGTTTTGACGTATAGCGGCTGCTGTAGGGCCGTTATTGGATAGTCCTAAAGTTTCTTCACCACCCCAACGTAAAGGTACTCTTCGCGCTTTTGTGATTGCAATAGAAACGTTGCCAATGGTTTGATCGCCATCATCGGGAGGCGTAACGGCGGCGGTAATATTACCTGCGGCTGCGGCTGGAGCAACAAATGAGCGCACTGTTTGACCAACTGCGACTCTGGTTACGTTTGTATCTTGAGTAACGGATGGAATGAACCCGACAAGCTCTCTTGATACGTTATCAAGAGCTACGTATAAGTCGGGCATTAAATTGGTGAGTGTATTAGCCATAATTGAGCCTTTTAATTAATAGTTAAATTAATCCAAAGGCCCAACCATTTAGATGCGCGGACTCAATCCGCTGAGAATAGTGCGATAACCCTGTTATCTATAATAATATATATAATACTATTTAAAATAATAGTCAATATATTTATATACTATCTGCAACAGTACCGCCTGATTTAGAAAATAACATTTTATCACCTGGGGCCATAGCTTCAAACGTCTGCCTATTGACTATTTTGGATGGGTTTCCTGTTGGTGATCCGCCTGGAGCGCCTCCCCCTTGATTTGCTGGTGCTGCAATAAATTCTTTGCCTTCGTCGCTCTTCGCCCATTCTGCAATAGCATCTTTTAGCGGCTTACCCCCAATTAAAGCCGATCTTTTCTCACCGTCAATCTGTATAGCTGCTTCTTTTTCGAGAATTGCTTTAGCGGCCTTCAATAATCCAGGCTTAACCTTCTCTGCAACAAGCGCTTCTGAAATGCCATTGTCGATTAATAATTTCTGAGTAAATTCAGACTCTGTTTTCAATGCCTTTTGCGCATCATCAACTTGTTTTGCTGCCAATTTCAAGGCTTTACCTTGCTCAATTAGCTTATCTTGCAATTCGTTGTTCTGTTCTTTGAGTGCGTTAAAATCATCCGGATTAATAGTGCTTTCCTTGGTAAGCTTTCTCACTTCTGCGATTAATTCGGCATTTTTTGCCTTCAATCCTTTTACTTCATCATCAATCAATTGTTGTATTTCTGCTGTTATTTCCATTGTGTTCACCAGGGTAGTTTATAAATTTTTCAATTCTTCTAATGTTAGCGGCCTACCAGACTGATCCAGTAAATCACGTAACGTTATTTTACCATTACGCCATAACTGCGCTTTGCCTTTTCCTAGCATCTCGTTTTGTTGCTCAATTGTTTTTCGGTTTAAGAATTGGTCGAAAGTTGTACTTGCAGATATTTGGCCTTCATCGCTTGCGCGTGTAGTTTTTGGTATTTCATCTATGTTTAAACCAAGCTCACGAAAAGTTTTAGTAATTGCAATTATAACGCTCCGACAATTTGGATGACGCGGGCAACCTCCATTATAAGCGGGCGCACCTTTAAGCGGCTCTAAATTTAAATCCCACTCTGCGCCTGAATAAGCAATACAAATTTCACTTGTTTTTGTATCAAGTGTGGATATTTGCCGATAACCTTTGTATATTTCTTCGTTTTCCTTAAAGAAAGCCATTCTTGCATTATTGGCTACCGTCATTACTGAATCATGTACAAGAGTTGCGGCATTGCGTTTTGATACTTCCAATAGTGGCATAACACGCCTTTGAATCTGAGCGTTTGTTTCACCCGCTGCAATACCCAAGCGTAACTGTGCAGAATATTGAAAAATTAATCCGCTTGCCTGTCTGCCCCACCATTCGCTCGTTGGTGTTCCTACCACTAGAGAATCGCTTACAATTGATTTTAAGGTGTTTATTGTAGGTAAATTAACGGCAAGCTCAGTGCCTTTATAGATAGTTGCTGTTTTGTTTGCCTCTATAACTGCAAGCTTTTCTAACTGATCGTTTAAGCCCTGCCCTATAGCTACATAATAATCGTTAATAACTGCTTCAGATTGTTTAAGCAGCGTTCTTAATCGTGCCTTAGTAAACGTATCGCCTTCGCGCTCGGCTATCTGTGCGCGCAAATCAATAGCCATACGCTTTAACAATGCAATAACTTTGCTACGCTCACTTGCCGTAAATCGATAAAGATTGATAGAGTTTGTTAGCACTCTATCCATTAGAACAATATCATCTTGCGTCATGCTATCGGTGCAGTCGTGATCTTGGCTTGCTCTTCTTCAAATGTTGTATTATCAGGGTAAATTTCACCAGCCTTAAGATTGAAAAATAGAGTTTCTTGGCTTATTCCGCCTTTTAGATACGTATCAACCAATGCTGTAATATCTGCGCCGCTCAATGGCGTACCAATAAAATCACGGTTTAATTCAATTGTAATAGGTTGTATGCCTGCCCATTGACACAACATAGCTAGCGCTTTATTTAAAGTATATGATTCTTCCTGTGCAATGTTTTCAAGCACTGAGTTTTCATTTGCTCTTCGTATGGCAACTGTTTCTGCTGCCTCTACTGCGCGCTTTTCACCAGCAAGCAATCTAGCGCCAAGAATAGCCATTTGTTCTTCTTTCTTTGCCAGATTGTTTTCTAGCGCGCCCAAGCCTTGACCTGAAAACTCTAAAAAGAAAGCGGTTGCACCTGGATCAGGAAGGCAATAAGCATTAGGTGAACCTAAATAAAGCCTTTCATTCTGGTTTTCTTTCTGATAGCCAGTAATAAATGCCGTTGGTATGCCGCAAAAATGGCAGCCTGTTTCATAATCGCTTGTTACGCGATAATGTGCGATATTGATATTAACTAAATCAAGCAATGGCGGCTCGTCTATGTCGCCATCATCGGATAGATAAAATGGTAACTCAAATAACGGCCTGCCATTTACTAATGGCGTGGTTTCAGATATTAGTTCATCTTCGCCTTTTTCGTTTATTTCAAATACACGCTGCCGGTAATATCCTTGTGATAAATCAAGAACACGGTATTGCACCTCATTCTCTTGCTCAAATTCGTTTTTCTGCTCAACATGCTGTTCTTTTAACACCACCATTGATAGCATTGTTTTATTATTAATGCGCTCATAACGCCAGTTAATAATACTCTCGGCAGGATATATTTTAAGAAATGGCCTTATATTACTTGCTGCCAAATCTGATAACGTCATTCCTCCGGTAAAATCCTGTGGACTATCAACAATAATCCCAACCCTACCGATTAATAAATCTTGTTCTGACACTTCATTTGCAAAGCTTATTAAAGATTGCCCGCTATTGGTTATATCATCAACAAATTGTTGCCCATTTGCAGGTATCTCAATAATTGGCGGTTTTCTGTACAGAAGCCCTTTTAATCCTTCATGCGTACGTTTTGTGGCGTTATAAAATCCAGTTAATTTTAATCGGCTTTTATAATCTGTTTCATCCTCGCTCTTAAGCATCGGCAAGTATAATTGCCCTGCTTCGTGCATGGCATCTTGCCCATTATAAGCATCTCTACACCTGCGCCATTTAGCCGAGAATTTAATATACTCCGGGTGTTGCTTATCAACTGTACTCATTAAATGCCGCCTAATCCTAATTTGTGCATGGGTTTTATGATTGGTTTTTCATACGCGATGACATAACTAAAAGAGTCGTTTTGATGATCGAATCCACTTTTTTTATCCGGTTCGCCATTATTATCATACGCTTGCTGCTCTAAACACTTAGATATTGTAGGGCATAATTGATTATTTACAAATAACTGATTTATTTCAAACTGTTTATTTGTTGCTAATATTCTATCCCTGACTGCGGGGTTTACTGTTTTTGCCCGAATAGTAAATCCTGCTTGTTGCAATAGCGATATGTCTGATCTGCTAGCATCTACGCTCTTTCGACTACCACCACTTGCATCGGGATAAATAACAATTCTATGACCAGGCCATTTTGATTTAATGCTTTCAATAATTGATGGAGTGTCGAATATATCTTTTAATTCTGACACGGCATGATAGCCATTATCGCGTTGTACAAAGATAGATGCCGCCATGTTTCCAACGTTGAAATCCATGCCGATAAATAAAGGCTCATTATCTTGTATGGTTTCGTTTGAATTGTGCCTGTTTCTATCATAGGCTCTATAAACTGTACCGCTTGTTAGATTGCAGAATTGCCCATCAATATAAGCTGATATTAACTCCTCTGGATAAGTATCTAGTAAAGACTGAATATATCCCTCCGGCAAGTTAGACTCATTATCGAGTGTAGAAGCTTGTACTATACCGTATAAATTGCTTAGCTCAGGCTTTCTCGCTATTTCACTTACAAATAGCCTGTGAGTTTCCTTGAATCCTTCTGGTGTAGTGGTTATGCTTGCAGAATTAGCCGCCTTTTCCCACCGTAGACGAGCGATAATCTTGCGCCATGCTAGCTGCGCCTTTGATCTTTCGAGTACGTCCAATTCATCAATAAAAGCATGGCCTATTTTAAAGCCGATAATATTGCCTGGATTATCCATAGACCGGCAAATAGTTGTACCTCTATATTTACGCCCGCTGTAAAAGTGTACTTCTTTGTTGCCTTCTTTAATATCAACTTTTAGGTCTATACCGTAGGCAACTTCTTCAATCGTAGGAAAATAAATATCCCTTATG